GGGAGCGGCAAGGCGACACGTCTACTTATCATTATGTCGACAACCTCGCGCGGGCGATCAAATACGTCGCGCGTCAGCTCGTCGATCTAATCCCGAAGATCTACGACACGCAGCGCGTCGCCCGTATCATCAATGTCGAAGGCGAAGTCGGCATGGCGCGGATAAATCCGTCGCAGCCGGAGGCCGTGCGGTCTATCGTCAACGATGAGGGCATTGAGATCGCCAAGATCTACAACCCGAATGTCGGCACTTACGACGTGCATGTGTCGTCTGGTCCTAGCTACATGACCCGTAAGCAAGAGGCTATGGACACCATGGGTCAGATCTTGCAGACAAATCCGGCTCTTTGGGGTGTCGCGGGCGATCTGTTTGTCAAGAACATGGACTGGCCGGGCGCGGAGACGATGGCCAAGCGGTTTGAAAAGATGCTTGACCCGAAGGTGCTTCAGGATACGGACGAGTCGCCGGAAGCGCAGGCCATGCGTATGCAAATGGAGCAGATGGCGCAGGAAATGGAAGCTACTACGGCTCAGATCCAGCAGCTTATGCAGTCCTATGAGATGCAGAAACTGGCGATTGATGAGCAAAACGCGCAGATTAAGGCTTATGACGCCGAAACGAAGCGTATTTCAGCGACTTCGGCCGCTATGACGCCCGAACAGGTGCAGGACATCGTGCAAGGCACCATTGCGGCGGCGTTGGACATGGGCGATATTGTGCCCGGTAGCGCGCCGATGAGGGAAATGGGTCAATGAGCTGTGCAGATTTGATCGGGCACCTGTTTTTGGCGCGTGATGTCACTCACAGCGTCCACCTGAACACGCGTTCTTACGCTAAACACAAGGCTTTGGGCGGCTTTTACGAGAAAATCATCGACTTGGCCGATGATTTGGCTGAAGCCTATCAGGGTCGATATGGCCTGATCGGCCCGATCACGCTTCATTCGGCCAAAAAGACCAATAATGTCGTCGAGTTTCTTGAAGATAGCCTGAAAGAGATCGAGGAAGCGCGCAAAGAGTATAAAGACGATTCGGCGCTTCAAAACATCATTGACGGCATTGTAGACTTATATCTGTCTACGTTGTATAAGTTGAAATTCTTGGCGTGAGGCTGAAATGGAACTTCTTAACCCGTTAGCGGACTCTAATTTTCCGGCGAGAACAGTGAGTTACACCGGAACCGCAGGATCGACGGCTACTTGGCCTGCTGGCGCGCAAGGCGTCGTTATCTGGGCGACTACAGAGTGCTACGTTCTGGTTGGGGAAGGCGTTACGGCGACATCAGCGTCTACGCCGATTCCAGCAAACACCCCTATTCCGTTTTATGTGCCGCCGGGAACCGGCGCACCGTGGCGCGTAAGCGCTATTCAGATAGGCACAGGCGGCGACATCTATTGTAAGCCGATTAACATACGATGAGCTGGGGCGTCGCACTTCGAAATGCACTGGCTTTAGGGCTAGGCGGCATTATTTCGCTTACGTCTGGTAAAGGCGAAACAGACCTCATTGCTAATTTGGCTACCGAATCTGGCGCTAATCTAGTGCAAGAAGACGGATCATTCATCCTTGTATAAGGACTATAAGTTATGGCTGACGTAAAGATCTCCGCTCTCCCGGCATCAACCACGCCGCTTGCCGGCACGGAAGTCTTGCCGATTGTCCAGTCTTCTACGACCAAGCAAGTTTCCGTCGCTAATCTGACGGCGGGCCGCGCGGTATCGGCTTCTAGCTTGACACTGACGACGCCTCTGGCGGTCACATCGGGCGGCACCGGCATAACGTCATTTGGCGCAGGTGTAGCTACAGCCCTTGGCAACGCAGTCAACGGCGCAAGCGGTATCTGTGTGCAGAATGCCAGCGGCAACCTCGGCCTCGGAGTGACGCCGAGCGCGTGGGGAACATATAAAGTAGTTCAAATTGGTGGTGAGGGCGCTGGATTTTATGGTAAAATAACAGGCGGAACATTTGCTGGGTTTACTTCTAATGGTTACTGGAATGGAACTAAGTGGGTAGCAAATAATACTGGAACATCTGGAAAATACGAAATAGATGGCAATGCTCATAAATGGTATTCCGCAGCCTCTACATCATATGGCGCGGATTTAGCCTTCACTCAGGCGCTTACACTCACCGCTGCTGCAAATCTTCTACTTGGCGGAACGTCCGATCCGGGCGGTAATAATTCACTGTATATTGCTAATACTGGAAGCGTTCCCGGAACACCTTCCGTTGGTGGCGTGCTATACGTCGAAAGCGGCGCTCTCAAATACCGTGGTTCTTCTGGAACCGTTACGACTATCGCAAACGCTTAACAGGAGCCACACATGGCAAATCAATACAACTGGGTAATCTCACAGCTTGACGCTTACCCACAGCACGAAGGACACACAGACGTTGTGTTCGTCATTCACTGGCGGCGTCAGGCGACTGACGGCACACACAATGCAGACATTTACGGCAGTCAGGCGGTAACGCTCGACGCCGAAGCGCCATTCACGCCCTATGCCGATCTGACGTTCGATCAGGTCGTTGGTTGGCTTGAGGACGCTATGGGCGCGGAGACGCTTGCCGCGCAGATCGTCGCGCTTGATCAGCAGATTGAAAATCAGATCAATCCGCCCGTGGTAAGCCCTCCGCTTCCTTGGAGCGCGTAATCCAGATTGGCGCGAGAGGCGGTCGGCTCGGCTCGCGCCAGTTCTCCACCGGGCCGACAACCTTGGAGAAGGTAAATGTTCACAATCGACGAATTGAATAAGCTGATGCAGTTGCTCGACGTTGCGACCAAGGCCGGCGGCCTTCAGGTGGCGAACGAGGCGCTGCCGCTGGCGGTCAAGATCCAAGAGATCGCCAAGGGTCTTGTTGACGATAAGACCGAAGAAGAGTAATTTTTGTAAACCGACTGGCCGGAAAGCTAGGTGAAAATGGAAGACGAACAGGCTGTAGCGGAGATCAGCCCCGCGCCGGAACAGGAAGCCACGGCAGCACCTGCGACCGCTGATACGACGCCGGAGGAACAGCAGCAGACAAAATCGTTCACTCAGGAAGAGTTGGACGCGATTGTCAGCAAGCGCCTTGCACGCGAACAGCGCAAATGGGAAAGAGAGCAGGCCCAGCGGCTTGCGGAGCAACAGGCCCGACAGCCTGTCGCACCTCCACCTGCGCCGGATGATTTCGAGAACGCCCAGGTCTATGCGGAAGCATTGGCCGAACAGCGCGCTCGGGAGCTTCTGGCCCAGCGAGAGGCCGTGCAGCAGCAGCAGGCGATCTTAGACAGCTATAAGGATCGTGAAGAAGAGGCGCGGGACAGATACGAGGACTTTGAACAAGTCGCGTATAATCCGAACCTCCCCGTCACGGACGTTATGGCCCAGGCTATTCAGGCTTCCGATCTTGGCCCCGAAGTCATTTATTGGCTCGGATCCAACCCAAAAGAAGCCAGCCGCATCGCCCGTTTGCCGCCCGTTATGCAGGCGAAGGAGATCGGTAAGATCGAGGCCAAGATGGCGTCAGATCCGCCGACAAAGCGCACATCGTCCGCGCCAGCTCCTCTTGCTCCTGTCACGGCTACCCGGTCAAACTCAGGCCCGCGTTATGACACGACTGACCCCCGGTCATTAAAGTCAATGTCAACGTCGGATTGGATTGAAGCGGAACGGCAGCGACAGATCAAGAAGTGGGAAGCGCAAAACCGGAGATAAGGAATGTCTAACTCACTTCTTACTATTGATATGATTACTCGCAAGGCTCTGGAGATTAACTAATCGGTCTCCCCAGTTAGCGATAACTGGAAAAATAACTGTGTGAATTCGGTGAACGTCATGATAGGGTTATATCATGAAAACACCGAGCCAAGACTCTGACGAGAATAATTCCGACCTGACACCGGAAGAACTCGTCCGAAAGAAAAACCGGGAGGCGGCTCGCCGCTACCGGGCAAAAGATCCTGAAAGGCAGCGCCGCCGCATGAGAGAGTGGCGCGCTGCTAATCGGGAAAAAGCGCGCGAACACGCTCGCGAATGGCGTAACCGCAAGCTGGCTAATGCTTCCCCTGAAGAAGAAGCGCGGCTTCGCCAAGCTGAACGCGATAAAACCAAAAAGACCCAAGATCGTATTCGCCGTGAAGTCTATGCGGCGTACGGCGGTTTCGTTTGCGCTTGCTGCGGTGAGACAGAACCTAAATTTCTGTCTATAGACCACATAGATAACGACGGCGCGGCTGAACGACGCAGTGGTAAGTATAATGGCGGCGGTTCAGCTTTTTACGGTTGGCTACGAAAAAACGCTTTTCCCCCCGGCTATCAAGTGCTATGTATGAATTGTCAGGTCGGTAAGCATCGCAATGGCGGTGTTTGTCCTCATCAGTGTAAGGTGTAACGACTATCCCGAAAGGGAGTAGGACCAAGCGGTCCGAAGCGCACAGCCCTCCGTATGGAGGTGAAGAGATAGTCTGCTCTGCATGGTGACATGCAGCGGCTCCAGAGATGGGGCGGGCCAGAAGTAGCGATTCTGGTTGAACATTTGGCCTAGAGAATAATCTTGTCCTGACCCGCACCGTTAACCGCCAGTATGACGACAGCTTTGCCGTCGAAGGCGCGAAGATCGGCTCGACCCTGCGCATCCGTCTGCCCGACCGTGCGCTGGTTACGGACGGCGCTGCCCTTCAGGTGCAGGACGACAACGAGCAGTACACGACCCTGACCGTTTCGTCGCAGAAGCACATCGGCGTGAACTTCACGACCGCCGAACTGACGATGCAGTTGGACGACTTCGCGGAACGCGTGCTGAAGCCGCGTATTTCGCAGCTCGCTTCCAGCATCGACGCGGACGTTGCCAATAGCTTCAAGTATATTGGCAACTCGGTCGGCACGCCCGGCACGACCCCGGCCACCTCGCTCGTTCTGTTGCAGGCGCAGCAGAAGCTGAACGAGAACGCCGCTGTCATGTCGCCGCGCTATGCGACGGTCAACCCGGCTGCGAACGCTTCGCTGATCGAAGGTATGAAGGGCCTCTTCAACCCCGTCTCCGCGATCTCCAAGCAGTTCAAGAACGGCATCTTCGGTGAAGGCATCCTCGGCTATGACGAGCTGAATATGTCGCAGTCGATCAAGCAGTTCACGACGGGCTCGCGCACGGGCACGATTACGGTCAGCAGCTCGGTCACGACCGAAGGCTC